ACTCGCGCAATCGAGACTGTTTCCGATCCAGAATATATCAACATGAACTTGTTGGCTATTCCTGGGCTAACAAACACTTCTTTGACTTCAATGATGATTGAGAAGTGTGAAGAAAGAGGTGATGCGCTAGCTCTTATCGATCTTCCGGACGTATACAAGCCTTCTCATGAAGAATATTTGGCTGATAAGACACAAAGAATCGGAACTACGCCAATATCGGCTGCAAACTCATTGAAGACTCGCAGAATCGACTCAAGTTACGGCGCAACATTCTACCCATGGGTTCAGACTGTTGATGCCAAGACTAGCCAGATTCTATGGGTTCCGCCAACAGTCGCAATGATGGGTGTTTTAGCTTCTTCAGAGGCAAGTTCAGCGGTATGGTTCGCTCCAGCAGGATTCAATCGTGGAGGTCTTTCAGAAGGTGCAGCAGGAATTCCAGTTAGCGGCGTAAGTGAGCGCTTAAGCTCAAAAGATCGTGATATACTTTATGAGGCACGCATTAACCCAATCGCTTCATTCCCATCAGAGGGAATAGTGGTATTCGGCCAGAAAACCCTACAAGAGCGTCCATCTGCTCTAGATAGAATCAATGTTCGTAGATTGGTAATCTTCTTGAAGAAGCAGATTTCTATTCTATCAACTCAGGTACTATTCGAGCAGAATGTTCAAGGTACTTGGAACAACTTTAAGGCGCTTATAAATCCATTATTGGCTAACACTAGAAGTGGCGGTGGTATCAAAAACTACAAATTGATTTTAGACAGTTCTACTACCACTTCTGATTTAATAGATCAAAATATTCTTTATGCTAAAATCATGGTCAAGCCAGCAAGAGCTATCGAATATATTGCGATTGATTTTGTTATTGCATCATCTGGGGCGTCTTTTGATGATTAAAAATAACACAGTCAACTATATACTTACACAACAGGAGAAATTTTAAAATGAGTTTCTGGGCAGATGATTACAGTGGTGGTAATATCACTAATCCTAAAAGAGATTTTAGGTTTAAAATTGAATTTGAAAAGATAGGTGCTCTTACCACATATGAGACAAACGGCCTATGGTATGCTAAAACCTCTGATAAACCTAGCTTTTCTCTAGGTGAGGCTACTCATGCCTTCTTAAACCACACATTTAAGTTCCCTGGTAGAGTAACTTGGAACGATGTTACTATAACCATGGTGGATCCAGGCCCCAAATCAGGTGAAAAAAATAGTGGCCTTGCAGTAGCTTTAGCCAAAATGCTACAAAATAGTGGATATGTTGTCCCAAGCGGTGCTAGCTCTGATTATCAAACAATTTCAAAGTCAAAAGCTGTTAGTGCCATCGGCGCTGTACGAATAACCCAACTAGACCCTGATGGTGGCGAGTTAGAAGCCTGGGTGTTACACAATGCATTTCTTACTGATGCTAAATTTGGAACTTTGTCCTACGAAAGCGAAAACCTAACAGAATATAGCCTTACACTTAAGTATGATTGGGCAGATTATGAAGGTGTTCCATATCAAGAAAGCAGCTAGCGCTAAACATATAGTAGCAAAGTAAAATTAATTTTCGAGAGGTGAGAATTGAGTAGAAGAAATAGTGATCGATTGGGGGGCAACAGAAAATCAGCAGCAAAGCCCCCAATCGCTCCAACGCAAGAGCCAGAGGGATTTTCATTTATTGTCCCTACTGAGTTTGTAGATTTACCGTCAGAGGGAAGATTTTATCCAGAAGATCACCCGTTACATCTTCAAGATGTAATTGAAATTAGGCAAATGACAGCCAAAGAAGAAGACATTTTAACGTCTAGAACGCTTTTAAAGAAAGGCGTTGCTTTGGACCGACTTTTAAAAAGTATTATTACCGATAAGAGTATCGATCCAGATACTTTGTTGGTTGGTGATAGAAATGCTATTATCATTGCAACAAGAATTTCTGGCTATGGAAGCACATATGAAACGAAAGTATCGTGCCCAGCATGTCAGACACAACAGAAATTTTCTTTTAATATAAGCGAACCACATATTCATAATGGTGGAGAAATTGAAAGAGAGGATCTAGTCGTAACAGAAAGAGAAGACGGAGGTTTCGAAACCGTTCTTCCAGCAACTAAAATAAAAGTTGGATTTAGGCTTTTAACCGGTCGAGATGAGAAAAATTATCTATCCAATATAGAGGACGATAAAAAAAGAAAGAAGACAGAAAGAACCGTTACGCGCCAGCTTATGTCTATGATCGAGACTGTCAATGATAGCAGTTTGTTGGAACATAGAAAGTATGTTGTTGATAATATGCCCTCCAGAGATTCGCGTCACTTAAGAATGGCATATCGATTAGCTGCTCCTAATGTTGATTTAATCCAAAACTTTGAGTGTTCAGAATGCGGCCATGAAGCTGAAATGGAGGTGCCGCTTTCAGCGGATTTCTTTTGGCCTGACACCTAAATATATAGAAAATGTTTATGAACAGTTTTTCTTTTTGCAATATTCTGGTGGTTGGAGTTTAACAGAGGCTTACAACTTACCGATTGGACTTAGAGGCTGGTTTGTTAAGCGTCTAATGAAACAACTGCAAGACGAAAAAGAGGCTATGGAAGAAGCTCAAAAAGGAAAGAGCAATAGTCAAACTTTAGGGCGACATAATTCACCAAAAACAATGTAGATAGGGCTGCGCTTGCAGCCTTTTTTTGTTTTTTACTATTTATTATTTAGAGGGCTATATTATGGCTGTTCCAAGCAATTTAGAAGAAATGACGGCAGAGGAACTCCGCACGCTCCTGCGGAGGCTTTATGAGGAAGAAGAGCGTCGTGCGGAACTCGCAGCGCAAACCGTTGATGCAATAAAGGACCAAATTGAAAATTTAAAAACGTTAAGTAAAGAAGAAGATAACCTTATAGTCAAACTAGAGTATCAAAACCAAATAACAGAAAAAACAATATTATTAAATGAGAGGCGGAGAAAAGATTTAGAAGAAAGAATAAAAAATGGAGAGGAGATAAATAAACAAGATTTAGCGCACCTTAAAATGTTGCAAGCTCAAGAAAAAGCCGCAAAGGCGATTCCATCATTAATGGAAACATTGTTTTCTGGCGACAAAGGTGGAACCAAGCTTATTGGTCAAATTAGTGGAATTGGCAGCAGCATAACCAAAAACTTTGGCGAGAGTGCGATGAAAGAAATAAAAGGTATTGATATACAAGGATCGCTTGGCGATGCTTTATCTTCCTTCACAACGTCTGGTGGGGGCGCAGCCGGTATTGCAGCAGCCGCAAAAAGTCTTGCCATGGCTTTTTCAAAAGCTTTTGCTGCTGCAATGGTTTTTATGTTGGCTAAATATACTGAGGAGGCAATCAGACTATCATCATCTCTCGCAGATATGGAAGCCGGATTTATGGAAGCAACCGGTGCTAGCAAAGAGTTTGCACGGTCTGTCACAGTTGCATATAATGAGACAAGAAGATTCGGAGCGTCAGCAGAAGATACATCAAAAGCTGCTCAAGCTTTATTTGGGACATTTACCGATTTTACTTTTCAAAATATAAAAACTCGCGAGCAACTTATAGAAACAACAGCGGTATTACATAAACTTGGAATAGATTCGCAAACTACAGCAAAATCAATACAGTTTATGACTAAATCTATGGGTATGAGTCCCAGTGGCGCTGCACGATCAATGTTGAATCTAGAAAAGTTTGCTGAAAACTTAGGTGTTCCAGTAAAACAGCTTGGTGCAGATTTTGCAGCTAGCGCCAGTAGTTTAGCAAAACTAGGTTCCAATGGAGAAGCGGCATTTAAGAGATTGGCTATAGCCGCAAAAACTACCGGTCTAGAAATGCAAAAAATACTCAATATAACAAATAAGTTTGATACTTTCGAGGGTGCAGCAACACAAGCCGGAAAGCTAAACGCAGCACTAGGCGGAAACTTTGTAAACGCTATGGATCTTATGATGGCGACCGATCCTGCTGAAAGATTTGATTTGATTAGAGATTCTATATTGGATGCGGGCCTTTCGTTTGATAGTATGAGTTATTATCAAAGAAAATTTTATGCAGATTCTTTAGGGTTATCTGATGTTAATGATTTGGCTCTTATATTAAGTGGAAATATGGATATGGTTGCCGGTGCAACACAGCAGTCTTCACAATCGATTGAAGATGCGGCTAAAAGAGCTAGAGAAATGGCAACGCTGCAAGAAAAGTTAAATATCTTATTTGCACAAATGATACCGATTTTGACACCAGTTATTGATTTGTTAACCGACATGGCACAATTTTTATCAGATAACGCTAGAATGATTAAATTACTTGCTGGGGTTACACTTATATTAGGTGGTGTTTTGGCGGCTGTTTTTAGCGGTGGCACCTTAACGCCAGTTTTGGGCGCAATAGCTGCAACGACTTTAGGCATGGCTGGTGTTGCAGATTCTTTTGATACTTCATCAGAAAGCGTAACCGCTTTTGGCTCTTTTATAAGAGAATTATACTTACCATTCAAGACTTTGTTTGTTCTTATAAAAGAAGTATTTTTCTATGTAAATCAGGCTTTAATGCCAGCATTGAATTCTATCAATAGGGTGTTAGGCACGAATATGACTTTTATCGATTTGTTTATTAAATCGTGGGAGTATTTAATAAAATTTGCTTTGTTCCCATTTATTGTAGCAGCTAGAGTTTTAAATGGAGTTTTGATGGGAATAAGATTCTTTATTGCTCTTCTAAGTTTAGATATAGATAAAGCGGCTGAAATATTTAATGAAATGGGTCATGTTCTTTTTCAAAAAACGTTTGCTTCATCATTCCTTGAAGGCTTAGTTAAAATAGGCAATGCATTCGAATTTATCGGCTCAATGGCTGTTATGATATTAAGCCCTATTGCATCTTTGTCAAGCGCTTTTATTAAAGTTGGCGAAACTTTTTCAAACTTACCGTTTATTAATTTTGGCGGGGCAAACGCCAATGTCAATGTTACAAACACAACTGCCGGCACGAACAATGCTGCAACTAGCGGCGGAACAAACAAAATCCAGCAACCCATACAAATTGAAATTAATGGCAACAAACTGGCTGAGTTTGTATTAGAAGTTACCGGTGAAAGACTATATAGTGTAGCAGCACTACAAAAATAAGGATAAATAATGCCAAATTTTGATTATGATAGATATGACGCATATGACAGCGGACTTCAATCCGACCATTCAGATGCATATGCAAACAATGGATTTGTAATATCTTTTTTTCATATGATATCTAAAAAACATATTAGATTTAAGGCATTTATAACGACTTTAAACGAAACTTATTCTCCAGACTACGCTTCAGAGACAGTTTTTGGTAGAATGGATCCAATACACACATATAAAAATACAACCAGAAATATCTCTTTAGCTTTTAAAATACCAGCAGCGTCTACTGGAGAAGCATACGAAAATTTAGCAAAAGCACAAACCTTAATACAAATGCTATATCCTGCGTATACTGATGTAAATAATGCCTTAACTGTTGCACAAGCACCGTTGGTTAGATTGAAAGTTATGAACATTATTAGAAAATCTAGAAGTTATGGTGCCGGAACTACACAAATAGTAACTAACACTCCTCAAAATCTGTATGATAGTTATTCTAGCGAAGATAATGTCGAATTCGGGTTATTAGGAGTCATAGAAAGCGTAACAGTCCAGCATAATATAGAAAACGAAAATGTTGGTGTATTGGAAAAATCAAACAACACTATATTGCCAAAATTAATCGAAATTAATCTTAACTTTAAACCTCTACATGAGCATCCGATTGGTTGGAGCGAAAATAACTTTTCTCAACCATCGTTCCCATATGATGCAATACAGTACGACAACTTCGGCGCGCCGTCAGATATAAGTTTTTCTGAAGAAAGTGAAGATAATCTTTCAGATGATTATGCAGAGGCTCAAGGAAAAAATGATGAAGCAGCTAAAGCAAAAGGGAAAGCCAAGAATGATGCAGCAATCGCTGAAGTCAAAGCCGCCGAAGCGTCAATTTTGGATGAATTGATTAAAGGCGCTGGAAAAAACATTGGAACACTTTTAGATAATCTAGGTTTGAAATAAACTATGCCAAACAAAAGATACAGAAATACTTTAACAAGAGAAAACGAATCAGACTATTATTCTCCTTTAAGAGATAAAAGAGGAGTTAATAAAATTACTCAGTATAAAACTCCTGTTTTAAAAAATCCAACAGTTGCAGAACGTGCTAGGGTTTCTTCAATTCCCCACATATGGTCTTATGGAGATCGTCTATATAAACTAGCCGATCAATATTATGGAGATTCTAGATATTGGTGGGTTATAGCATGGTGGAACGGTCGCGCTATTGAGTCTGATATTGCATTAGGAACAAAGCTTAAAATTCCTCTAAATATAGAACAAGCGTTAGACGCTTTAGGAGTTTAATATGTCCTATACGCCAGATCGAAGCAAATGTGCCACCATACTTCAAGGTGATCGCGAAGAGCAAGAACAAAAGTGGGGCGAAGAATACGCCGAATTAGTTCGAACAGTAGAAGCTGTTATTGAGCTTAATACAGGTTTTTATAAAAAAGGGGTTAATAGTTCTACTATAACTACACCGATTCCTGCAATAGATTCTAAATTCTCTGATGTAAACAACTGGACACTTGGTGGCTCAGATGGTTATGGTGTTTTTGGCGCTGACGGCCAACTGCACAAAGAAATAGAAAATGCCAAGAATTATTTAACGGGATGGGCTAATCCTGCCGGCAGGACCGGCTTAAGTGTTACGCCGACTCAAAAAAAACAAGCAGAAGATCTTTTAGATATTTTAAATGATTTTTATAGCGGATATGAGCAAAATATAAAAGATGCCTGGAAAGAGCTAGCAGATATACAGTTTTGTCATCAAGAAAAGTTAGCTGATGAAGAAAAGAATCAGGGATTTTTTGCTTTAGCGATAGATAAAATTTTTGGTGGTTTAGAAGAAGAAGATGCATTAATCAATTTACAATCGGGAAGCGTTGATTTTGAAGATTTAGTAGACGAAACCGAAGCGTTCCCAGAATCAAAACTAACATTTAAAGAGCAATGCTATCTTTTAACAAACATATTTAATTTAGCTAAAATTAAAGAAGAAATTGATCACGGTTTAAATCCTTCTGTTTATACCGGAATCCCAATGAAAAAATTATCTAGTGTTGCCAGTAAAGAAAATCGTACCGTTTTGGCTGTTGGTGAGCCTTTCGGTTTTATTAACCGATTGACACAAAGCCCGTCAAAGTCAGAATTTTTTGAAATCACCAATGCACAACTATCAACGCTAATTCCAATGGTAAGGCTTTTTAAAGTTATAGAGAATACAGAAGAAAATGCAGAAGAATGTATAGAAGAAAAAGAAATAGAAATTATTTTTGACACTCATGATCTGCAAGGCGATATATCTAGAATGTTTTCATCAAATAAAGGAGTTCGAGGTATTGGTGTTGGATTAAAAAGCTTTAATTTCGCGTATGAAGCAGATAACCCATTCGCAATTAAAAAAAGCATCTCAGCAAAGCTAACGATTATTGCTAATTCTTTCTCAGAACTTTTGGTTGAGAGAAGAAGACCACAAAACAACAATGAACCTTTTACTTATATCGATTTGGCTTTAAAAACTGGAGGTTCTGAAACAATCAAACTCAGCAGAGCACAATCCGACGTAGCTATAGATAATTTAAATAAATTGAATTTTAGATTAAAAGCCGTTGTTGGCTGGCAAGTTCCAGTAGCTTCTAGAGGTTTGTTTTCTCAAGAGTTATTAGATGCTATATACGACTCAGCAATATCACTAAACTTAACTCCAACTGTTCATAGTTTTAATTTGGATGACAATGGAAAAGTTACATTTACCATTAATTATTTGGCATATGGCGAAGACTATTTTGATAATTCAAATTATAATATTTTTTCGAAAAAAGAAGTTGTAACAAGTCAAATAGAAAGAGCACTAAAAGTTAAAAAATTAGGCGCTGACTGTAATATCGATGAATATAATAAATTCAAAAACGATGATAGTACCGTTGCAGAAATAAAAAAAGAAAAGAAAGACGGATTAACTGATTTAATTACCAGATTAATAGCAACTGGAAAAGTGTATACACTTCCGGTTACGCAACAAGATATTGATGTTTATAGGGCGGGAGGCGTATATACATTAGCAGCTAGGTTACACGATAAAGCGGATTTACAAAGTAGTATGACACCCATACCAGCAACCGGAGCAGCAGCAACTGAAATACAAGAGAGCTTAACAGATTTATTGAATAAAGAAGAACAAGAGACTGTAGTGTTAGAGGATACTACTTCTTTTACAATGTCTTTCTTTTATGCATCTGATTTAATTGACGTTGTATTAGACGGAATAGGTAAAGCTTTAAAATTTGTTATAAATCCTCCTTTCACGCCGTCTACAAGCTCTTTTGACCCTGCTGATTTGGCTCAGATTATAAAAGAGTATAAGCGTTTATATGAAAACTTTCATAAATTAAGAATTTTATTGGGGCCATTAGAAATATCAAAACCAGATTCATACGAAACTACTGTTATGAATATTGGCGATATACCAATATCTATGAAAAATTTTTTAGAGTTCTTGACAACTAAAATGCTCGCCAAAGAAAAAGCAGAATATTATTTAACTGCATTTTTAAATGACTTCTTTAATGAATTTATAGTAAGCTTATTAAACAGAGATTTATGTTATGATGGCAGAGGGCGACAAAAACTTTTTCTTCATCAAAACGCAATAACAGAATATAGAAAAAGTGCAACTGATGACGATTCTATAACAAAATACACAAAATCAACAACTTGCAATCCAACGCCAATCCCAACCGGACTTACTTCTCCATATATGAGGCGTTTATATATGGATAATACAGTAAAACCTCCTGCTGGGCTTATTACATGTTCGCCTCTACCAAAGCCACTTTTGAATGTAATGGGCTTGCGTAACGATCCTAGAACAAATCCTGGCGTTTGCAAAGAAATGAATTATTTGACTTTCTTTGCTGCTAGAAGTATCCCAATGAATCAAGTTATAGGCTGTAAAAACCCAACAAACGGAAGTGAGGGATTAGGGTGTTACGACGAAAACGGCCAAAAAGTATCAGATGTTGGCGATCACCAGCGAGGAATCTGGCATTACCAAATAGGAAAAGATAGAGGCATTGTAAAAACGATTAATTTATCTGAAACAAACTCAACTGGATTGGCAGAAGTAAGATTTGAACAAGAAGGTTATGATGGTCTTCGACAGTTGAGAGTTTTATATGATGTAAATATTAAAAGTTATTTAGACGTAAGTGCATATCCCGGCAGCTACATATACGTAGAACCCAGAGGATTCGATATAAGCGCACAAACTGCTGCTGGTTTCGATTTAACACAATTGGGAATTGGCGGATATCATATGATATGGAAATCAGAACATTCTATCTCTCCCGGTTTTGCTGAAACGGTTATATATGCTAAGTGGGTTGCTGCTAAAGATGCTAGCACTGTTGTAGATTTAGAGAAAAGCCCCGAAAAGCCATCAAAATGTTCAACAGGTAACTAATATGTCTACTTTTTATAAAGAAAACAATAGAGAAACAGCATTTGAACTCTTTAATAAAAGAGTAGTATACAAGTTAAACTCCAGAAACGATCAATATAACAATTTAACTGATTTTATTGCAGAAAAGCTAATGTACGGAAGAGTTGATAGATTCTTAGTCCCAATGATCATACCAGAAGATAGCGTCAATTTCAAGTATTTTTCTTCGAATTCTAACAGTCCTCAAGGATTAAAAGCACTTAACTTTGTTGTGGATGCGTTTAGTGATTTACAACAACAATTTAAAAAATGTTTATTGATGGGAAAAATAGACGGTTCAGACCAATATTTATCAAATTTAAAAGTCTATAAAGCTTATGAAAGCCCATTTTTTCTATATAATTCATATGTAAATCAATTTTATTCCGCATTAAAGTCTGCATCTGATATTGATACTAAAAGATTAGTAGATTTTAATATGTTAGCCGATAATTTATTAAAATCTTTAGAAGCATCCGATCAAAGAAATGCATTAACCTTTCCAGGGTATGTAAAAAGCAGAAAAGCTCCAATTGGTATTTCTGGTTTATCAATTGAGATAGCAGATCTAGATTATAACAATGATGAGGAGAAAGTCAACAACTTTATTAAAAGTAAAAATTGGAACTTCTTTTTAAATACTTGCAAAAGTTATGGATTTATGGTAGACTTAAATAATCCATGGAGGTTGGTTGCTGATATTGGTTCACAGCCAATGATAGAATATGCTAGCAAATATGGTTATACTGATACTAACTCTATAATATTTAATTATTATAGAAAAGCATCATATTTTTATTATAATACTTTTATTAATAGAATGAGGGAAATGTATAATACAGTTAAGCCAACAAGTATCGAAAAAATAACTGAATGTAATGGAAATACACTTGTTAAATATATTAAACCTAAATATTATATTTCAGATCAAATATTACAAGAAAGTTATGGACAAGAACAATTTTTAATGTTATACTGTAAATTAAGATTTATAGAAGAAGAGAGTGAATATCCTAAATATAAAAAAGATAATATATTAAGAGATATGATAGGCATAAGTAAAATAAAAGGTGAAAGTAAAGCTATCGAGCAGTTTGAAAGATTTTTAAATCAAACTCTTGACTATCAAGGCTCTTTGAGCTATTATATTAATAAGAATAGAACAGAAGAACAAGAAGA